ACTGATGCCGATTGCTAATTTAGGAAGTAAAGGGCTCTTGAGAAAAGGCGTTCTTTCTCCTATATTGGTTTGCAATAAAGACTCCGTTCAAGAAGTATGTGTCGTTCGCCTAGCGAGTTCATCTAACGCCTATATCGGTATGATATTGTATGTATATTGGGGTGGTTCTACAGGTCTGTTCTTTATTAATAGTAAGACTGGTAACTCCTATATCATAAGGAAAGTCAACGGTAGTATGATTTCTGAAATAGAGTTCAAACGAAAAAATGATCATCTCTTCGTTCGGAGCAAGACAAACACAGCTTCATTTCGTGTAAGTGCTTTGTTTTTGGATACTACTGGGGTTGACCTGTCTTTATCCATGAATATAGTTGATGAGAATCTGGATGATGCTGAAGATATAGAAATACTATAATTCTTTGGTAACATGAGGAGCGGACGGGTGTGGACCGGCACCCATCCGTTTTATCTCATTAAAATATGACTTATTTTTAATACTATGTTGTTTGTATTTGTTTCCAATCAGTCCAAGTTCCATTATTACATATTCGAATAAAAAATCTGCTCTGAAAATCTACAAAAGTTTGCTTGATGGTGACCTCATTAATAGCAATCGTTTCCAAGAATCCATAATTACTTGATGTATTGGGTTTATTATCCAATGATTGGGTTTTATCGACAAACATATATCCAGTATTATTAGCTTCATTAAAATCAGTAATTTCACCAAATCTCCTTTTGTACCACGTATCATTTATCCCTAACAGTCCTTCCAGAAGGATTTTACTAATCTTCTTAAGGCAATAAATTTTGATAAGCAATTAAAAAAGGAACCCTGCTTCCTTCAACTCCTTCAATTTTGGAAGTCATAATAGTAGTATAGTCATTTTCAAAAGTGAAAGTAAATAATGTTCCATCAATATATTCTTTATACCCTCCAATATATTCTATATTTTTAGTTGCTGGAGATATTACAGCTATTGATGGATATAAATTATAATATTGACTACATATCACCAATATGCCATTTGCTTTTATTCTTTTTGATTCACCTTTATGTAACGAAAATGATTCACTAGTAAAACCATTGATAATCTTATTTATCTCTAACAGTCCTTCCAGAGCATAAATTTATGATCACAATGTTATAATTTGTTACATAGTTGCTACATCAGTCAAAGTTAAACCATTCAAAACGCTTGCAGGATGTGCTTCTACCGTAATTGAAGGAATATTTATATATTTGCTAGCTCCTATAATTGATACGCAATAATTTATGTTATTTAAAGTTTTGTTATGTATGTATAAATTGTAATCAGAATCCTCTTTAACAAACATGTTGCCGTTTCCAGACATAGAGCATTTATGCCCTCCTTTCTTTACCGGGTAATATACTGCTAAGTCGATTTTTTTAAAATATCCATTTTCGTATACTGTCACCGTTAGTAGAGTATAATAATATTGTTTTAATTTCGTAGGCTTAATGCAAATAACAGGCCCTTCGCCAACGTATGCTATACACATATTCATGGATGCTAATCCTTTTGTTTCATTTGTTGCAAGTGGAAGAAGTCCTTCCAGAAGTGCAAACAGATAAATTTTATGTCAAAGAAACCGTCTTCCAGGTTCCCCAACCACCATTCCACCATTTTATTCTAAACACTAAAAAACCACCATAGTTATTAGTTCTAAATTGTACTGTTGACTGTCCCAGATTATGACTGAAGACAAGAAGCGTTTGATCATTGTATGAAGTGCCTTTTATTGCATATACTCCAGGCTCATACACTTTATCAATATCGTCTTCAGTTTTTAATTGGATATACCCTTTTCCTTTAAATATAGTACTACTGCTAACTCCTAACAGTCCTTCCAGCTCTCAAATATTGCTAAATTCTTGTCAAGATATAGGAATTTCGATTGCGTCGGATGGTAAATCTAGATTGTTTTCATGGCTTAGTTTGAGCGACCCATTCATGCCAATGCACAATGTACTGATATACACGTATGCTGATGATTTTACATAAACAATGGTTTTGTTCTCTTTTTTTTGATAATAAACATTAGTTAAATAGATTCCTCTTTTTATCGAATTAACGGATAGATCATCGCTATATCCTGTTAATAAAACAACAGACGGAGATGAATTTTCATGGTTCTTAAATACTGAAATAAGCATTGATATTCCTGTTAAACGATTTCTAAATTCGGCAATTTTACAATACTTCTGCTGGTCTTTTTGATATGAAGTGGTCATTCTTTGAATTGATGGCATCAATCCATCTTTTTCACTCGTAGCAACACCAATCAGTTCTTCCAGAAGGATTTGTATCAATGACTTTTGTATTACAATATTATTTTAAATGTTTGTTGGTCTATATATCGTTTATTCTGTTCTTTTTTTCATATAATGATTCTTTTTTAAATATTTGTTATAGCTTTGCTATGACAATTAATAATGTTTTTTCATTTATTAATTTTTGAATACCGTGAGGTATTTTAATTAATAAAAAGATTTGTGTATGGAATTGGGCAGGATTGGCGAATCCTGCCTTTTTGATACCGTACGTCAACTACATAATAATTTGGGCAAAACAAAATTTATATATAACTTTGTAGCATCTATATTGAATTAAACATTATTCTAAATCACTAAAAGAGTTTGCTGATAAAAATGTCTAGATGCTATCGTTCGTGATGAATAATGGCATCTTTTTTACAAATGTTTTTTTCACAGACCATTTTTTTATAGATATTATACATCTTTACTTGCGAAAGTGGGGGTGTATTTTTTATTGGCTAAATTTTGCAGCTTGGAACAGAGGATGCATCTTTGCGGAAAAATGGATAAAATCAGATACCGTCTTGTATATAACCGCCAGAACACACTTAACAGGCAGGGCACGGCTCTTGTACAGGTTGAAGCCTATTTGAACCAAAGGAAAATCTACTTGAAGACAAACGTGTACCTCAAACCGGAGTGCTGGAGCCGTGAGGGGGCACAAGTCATTAACCATCCCCAGTCTAACGAACTCAACACAATGCTCTATGAATACATCCTGTATCTGCAAGGCATAGAGTTGGGGTATTGGAAGCGCGGAATACCTGCCACACTCTCACTACTGAAGGATGCTGTCAAGAAGAAAAGTACGGTGAATGTCAGCTTCTCCACTTTTGCCAAATCAGCCATTGACAATTCGGACAAGAAGCAGTCCACCAAGGACAACCTGCACTCGACACTGGCGGTCCTGCATGATTTCCGTTCCGGATTGGACTTCAAGGATCTTACCTATACATTCCTTCGTGATTTTGAGCAATACTTAAGAGAAAAGGGCAATGCGGTCAATACGATAGCCAAGCACATGAGACAGCTCCGTACCTTGGTCAATGAAGCAATCAACCAGGGATATATGCACGCAGATGCTTATCCGTTCAGAAAGTACAAAATCAAACAGGAGAAAGGCAGACATGAGTTTCTTACCCCGGACGAGCTGAAGAAGCTGGAAACGGTCAAGGTGGAAGAGGAGTCCATGCGTCATGTGCTCGATGCCTTCCTGTTCTGTTGTTATACTGGATTGCGCTATTCTGACTTCTGCCAGCTATCTCCGGCCAACTTTATCAAGGTAAACGGTAAGCGTTGGTTACACTTCACGTCCGTTAAGACAGGGGTGGAAATCCGTCTGCCGTTGCATCTGCTGTTTGAAAGCAGGGCATTGGGCATTCTTGACCGCTATCCGGATATCGGAAGTTTTGCCGCTTTGCCTTGTAACTCGGAAGTGAATAAGCAGCTTCGAAAGCTGGCCGAGTTATGTGGTATCAAAAAGCGGATAACCTACCATGTGAGCCGTCATACCTGTGCCACCCTGCTGGTTCATCAGGGAGTTGCGATTACAACAGTCCAGAAGCTGCTCGGACATACTTCCGTAAAGACCACACAGATTTATTCGGAGGTACTTTCCAGCACCATTGTGCGTGACTTGAAAAATGTTCAAAGGAAAAGGAAAAAAGTAAAGATGTTTCCCGATAAAGGCTTGAGAACATCTGATTTTATAGACAACCGGTAGATTTCATGAATCCTATTTGTTTTCTATTAATATTGTGACTCTTTAAATTCTTCGGATAATCGAAATATTGCTCCTGATTATTTTTTTCAATATGGATTGAATATGGAATAGTTTTCACTATCTTTGCAGTGTAACCAGGAGCTTGATGGCAATAAATATTGTCATCGGGCTCTTTTTTTATTGTCATATCGTGGCAATGGATTTAAGTAATTCTGCAACAATGACGTAAGTAAATAGACATATCTTTGAAGTAGTATTATAATCAGATAAACAATAGACAGAATGGAATTAAACGACTGGTTGGCTATAATCGGGGCTTTCGGAGGATTGGAGGCTGTCCGTTGGGGTGTCACGTTCTGGGTGAACCGCAAGACGAACGCACGGAAAGAGGATGCGTCCGCCGATTCAATGGAGGATGAGAACGAGCGCAAGCAGGTTGACTGGCTGGAAGAACGTATCGCCCAGCGTGACGCCAAGATTGATGCGTTATACGTTGAGCTTCGTAATGAACAGTCTGATAAGCTGGCATGGATTCATAAGTG